CAGTCTGTTTGTGTTTGTGAAATGCACGCTCGTGAATCCATCATTCAGTAGTCAGATAAAATCGGAATGTACATTGAAAGTTTCTCAATTTGGAAGTGTATTCGAACCACCCAAAAATTTCGCTAAAAGTATCTTGACCAAAACTGGTATTCAGAACGACCTGTTAGCTCTTTCCAAACTCAAAGAACAAAAAGAGCTTACGAAACAGACTGATGGTACCAAACGTTCTACTATCACTGGTATACCCAAACTAGACGATGCCAATTACGCGGGGACAGCCAAATCTGGTAAGTGTACATTGATAGTGACCGAAGGCGATTCGGCCAAGACGTTGGCCGTATCGGGTCTTTCGGTGGTCGGGCGAGACTATTATGGCGTATTCCCTTTACGAGGTAAATGCAAGAATGTCCGTGACGCGTCAGTTGCGCAATTACTTGCCAATCAAGAGTTTACCGATCTCAAAAAGATACTTGGGCTAAAACAGGACAAAGTATACACGTCATTGTCCGAATTACGGTATGGACGTCTTATGATTATGACCGATGCCGATAATGACGGTAGTCATATCAAAGGTCTTATACTGAACATGATTCATTTCTTCTGGCCGAGTCTGTTAGGACTTCATTTCGTAGTGAGTTTAGTAACTCCTATAGTAAAAGCGGTAAAAGGTAACGAAACAAAGACGTTCTACACCGAGTCATCTTTTCGAAGATGGTTCGAGACGGTACAAGGACCATCGTGGAAAATCAAGTACTACAAAGGGTTAGGGACATCCACATCAATGGAAGCGCGGGAGTACTTCAAGAATATTCAAAACTTGACGGTGGGGTTTGCGGACGATACAAAAACCACGGAGTCTATAGTACTGGCGTTCGACAAGGGGATGGCCGATGCTCGTAAAACGTGGCTACTTGAAAACACGGAAAAGGATCCGAGTAAACGAGAGATTCAGTATGGTACCGTGAAATCACTTAGTGTCAGTGATTTCGTTCACTACGACCTGGTCAATTTCAGTTTGGCTGATTTACGGAGATCGATTGCCAGTATGGTCGATGGGTTTAAACCTTCACAACGTAAAGTCCTGTATGCCTGTCTCACCAAGAACTTGACGGATGATATGAAGGTGGCTCAGTTGGCAGCCTACGTTTCTGAAAAAACCAGTTACCATCACGGTGAGATGTCGTTGGCGGATACGATTGTGAAGTTAGCCCATGATTTCATGGGGTCAAATAATATCAATCTTTTGGAACCGAGTGGACAGTTCGGAACCCGGTTAATGGGTGGTAAAGATTGCAGTCAGACCAGGTACATTTACACCAAATTATGTCCAGTGACCAGGGTTATTTTCGATAAGCATGACGATGACGTATTGAACTACTTGATGGATGACGGAAAAAGTATTGAACCGGAGTACTTTGTTCCTATAGTACCTATGGTCCTTGTCAATGGTTCAGAGGGTATCGGTACAGGATTCAGTTCGTACGTACCACCATACAACCCGAATGATATCATCGAGAATATCCAATTGGCTCTCGGTGGTAAATCACTGAAACCTATGAACCCATGGTTCAAAGGGTTCAGAGGACTCGTCACAAAAACTGATGAAACATCCTGGACCGCAACTGGACTGTATTCGTGTGATGGAACGACGTACCGCATCACCGAACTTCCACCTGGACGGTGGACACAGGATTTCAAGGAGTATCTCGATACACTCGTCGAGAAGAAACTTGTTACGAACTACGAGAATAATAGCACGACAGAACAAGTAAACTTCTCAGTCTACGGGTACACTGGTACCAATCCAGTCAAAGATTTCAAGCTCGAAAAGGTGTTCCATACGACCAATATGCACTTGTTCCACCCTAAAAAAGGTATCAGGAAGTATACCAGTCCCGAAGAAATCTTGGTTGATTTCTTGGAAATTCGTCTAGACTATTACAAAAAACGCAAAGAGCACTTGGTCAGAACGATGACGGAAGAACTTTGTACTTTACAAAACAAAGCGCGTTTCATACAAATGGTTATCGAAGGGACCCTTCTCATATTCAAACGGTCAAAAACCGATATTGAGACTGAACTGAAAAGTTTAAAGTTTGATGGACCTTCGTACGATTACCTATTCAATATCAAAACGTACCAGTACACTTCCGAGTACGTGGATAAACTGAACAATGAAGTCAAAGTCTCACAAGAAACACTTGAAGGCGTCCAACGTACAACAACCTTGAAAATGTGGAAGAGTGACCTATTAAAAATGTCGACAATTAAGTAATAAATGGAACTGTCCCCGGTTCTTTCAGTGTATAAAAAACGAAGTAAATATACTACACAAATTCATGACTGTAAACCTAAAACGGCGGTTGATTTTGGACAACTGGTCGAGTTTGAAATACCGAGGTACGGTGACCTTATAAAAACAATGTTTATAAAGATGATTTTACCACCTACGTTTTCATATTTTATATACACCGGTTCACCGGGTTTACATATATTCGAGTACATAGAACTTATTATAGGTGATACGGTCATTGAACGTCTTGACGGGTACGCCATGTCCATGTACTTTTTAACACATTATGACATGGTCTATAGTGGCACAACCGATATATGTCTCGGTGGTAATCCGGATCAGTTGTGTGAATTTATGCCAGCGAATGGATTCGTTGGACAAACAACAGAAACTTGTTACACAACTGATAGAAACCGGACTATATTTTATCCTATTCCGTTTTACTTTTTGAATAAACCATCATTGTCAATACCGTTATGTATATTACACAAGCAAGAAGTCAAAATTCGTTTAAAATTTAGACCATGGCAAGATATGCTTATACGTACAGTAGAATATGCGTATAACAAGAAATACACTGAAACGCCGACAAAATTAGTAATACCTGAAACGAATCCACTAAAACTTGTTGATTTTTCAGTCCCTGTTGAATTTGTGTATATAACAGAAGAAGATTATAAAACTATTGCCTCTAAACCATCGAATCAGTACATTCACCAGACGCAGTTACAGCGTATTCCAGTAAGTAATTCGGTGAATTCCGTAGAGACCAGACTTGAATTTACCAATCCGGTAAAATGTTTTTATTTTTTTACCCGGTACGACAATACGACTGACATGATTTATAGAAATTTGTACAACGAACGAAAAAATAAGAGCAGATTACTGAATGGTAGAGCATGGGCTCAACATATAGAGAGTATACAAATCGAACTCGATAACGAAGTTTACTTGTCAAATTCGGTAGCCAATTATATGTTTCTGACGGCGATACAGAGAAATCTTCACGATTGTACGTACTTTCACAATGGAAATATGGACAGGTTCAGAACGGCTATAGGTAATATGCCCACTTTTACTCTCCCATTCACTGGTACATTATGGTACGATACTCCACCTCTTGGACTATACTGGAAAGTTTTAGCCGGTCCTATATACATGTACAGTTTTGCCCTCGATCCTTCATCGGAAATACCATGCGGAGCTATAAACTTCAGTGCGGTACGACATCCGTATATAACTTTCAACATGTTTAGCGCTGGTAATCAGGACAGGACAGTTTATCTGTACGCTCAATCAGTCAATGTTTTACAATTCTTACCGAAACAGGGAAATGCTCGATTATTAATGAATAACCCGTTGCTTAAAAAGTAATACTTGTTATTTACAATAATGAGCGGTAGATTCAGTAAAGTAATACACGGTCATGAGGATGTTTTTTTAACAGGTTCACCGGAAATTACGTACTTCAGGCAATTGTTTAAAACGACATCGTTACACGAAATATATATTCTCGATAACAATGCGAGTATAAACACCGATTATGGCTCAACTATTAAAGTTGAAGTACCCCAAAAAGGCGATATATTGACATCGGTTTTTTTCAAGGTTATCGTACCCACTGATTATATTTCTTTATGGTGTGCTCATACACTTGTTGAATATGCTGATTTATTAATCGGAGGTCAACTCATTGAACGTGTACCTACGCAGTACATGCTCGTAAACACTTTTAAACTCAATACGATAGCTGAGAATAATAGTGTAACTGGTACCTGTACATCATTGTTCAACAAGTATATATTTACTGATGCTGGTGTAACACAGCTATTTATCAATATACCCTTTTACTTTTATAAAAAATTTCATCTTGGTGTTCCTCTCGTAGCATTACAAAAACATAAAGTCGAAGTTGTGATAAAACTTCGACCATGGGAAGATTTACAACCTGGTAATCTGAACGTAGGTACGAAACCTATACCACTTTTAGTACCATCAGTACCTGTTGAATTTATAATGGTAAGCGACGATATCCGACAAAAGTTACAGAATAGTACACTTTCTTATATAATAACACAAAATCAATTGCAGAGTGTTTTTATTCCGGCGAATACGGATAGGTGCATAACACCATTGCGGTTTATAAATCCAGTTCATAACTTAACCATGTTTTTTGAAACTACAGAAAATATCAAAAATAAAATCATTTCGGAATCAAACGCATTTACCAACAGTTGTACAACTGCATCCACCCAAGTTTATAGTCTCATAAAAAAATACGGCAATGCTTTGTTTGTCCAGGTTCCTGTACCACCATCATACTATATACAAAAATTACACCATCTCATCGACGTGAAACTTGAATTCAATGGCGAAATAAGTATAGACCCCGAAACATCAGGTTCTTTTATATTTCTTTCCAGTACGTCTCGATTACTCAATAAAAACGTATCCGATCTCGAACCAGAATATTACTTGTTTGCTATGTTTGAACAATATAATCGCATGCATTATACACATAGTTTTTCCGAAAATAATACAGACGAAAACCCAGGTGGACAAGTGAACTTTAGTCGTATTTCTGAAAAACTGATGACCCTAAATTTGGTTCCTTCGACGAAAGACCGAGTGCTCAGAATATACGCAAAAAGTAACAATATATTGAAAGTGAAAGATGGTATGGGCGGTCTCATGTTTACAAGTTCATCCGATTTCAATTTGAGTTCTTTCGGGTATTCGCAAAGTCCATATTAAAATAATAATACATATTTTTAGTAATGCAAGGTTCACAAATAGGTCTTTGTGCTATAGGTCGACAAGATCCAGAATTATTCGACGCTGCTCACCCGCATGACCATATTCAATTTCCATTCAAACAATATTCGGATTTTACGAAAGTGTTTAGACATTATGATAGTATCACGACTGGTTCATCACGCTGGCCATTTTCTGAAACAGTTACGTTTAAACTCAACCCCAAAACAACTGGTGATTTATTGACGAATGCTTTTATTAAACTCGAACTAGTACCACCTCCGTTTGATACTGATAATGTAGGTATACGCAACAAGAAATTTTTTGCTTGTGAGAACCTCGGATTGTCCATCATAGAAGAACTCAAGTTTAGAGTCAATGACCAAATTATCGAAATTATGGATGATTATATGAGAATAGGTAAAGACGATATTTTCAATACTTCAAAAAGCCGAATCAACAAAGCGTTTAGTCAAAATGGCGAATGTGTAAATTTTTATGACAGTGTACCTCTTAATTTCATGACGTACTCAACAGGAAAAAGTAACATACCTTATGCAGGGTTTCCTATTTCGTATTATAATGTCACTTTCGATGGTACATACTTGTACATCGATCTCGACATGTTCTTTTCTACGAAACACAAACAAAATAAGAATACGTACGGGTTCCCTTTATGTGCTGTTTATAATCAAGACGTATATATAGAAATAAAATTCAGACAACAAGAATGGTTTACGAATTCGCCATATGACGTATCGTGTAATAAAATCACTCTAGTGACGGAAGAAATAAATCTTTCACCCGAGGAAAAGTTCTACTTGAGCCACTCCGAGTTTTTTCAGACGATAGTACTCACAGAAAAACAAATAGAAACTGATATAGATAATTCGAATGGTGTTAAAAATAACACTGACACGAATCAATCGAACTCATCACCCAATGAATTCAAAATAGAACTTCAATCAAACATACCTTTAAAAGCTGTCTATTGGACTGTTCAGCGTAAAGATTTTTTAAAAATTGAAACACCGGCCGCTATATTCGATGGGTACCTTAATCCAACCAACCAAACGAATTTCATGAACCGTTATAATTTCTCCAATCATAAAAATGTATGGATTGATAATTATTACTATGGTCAAGGAGTCGATATAGCTGCAAATGAATATATAAGTTTAGAAA